CATAGGATTTTGTTGTCTTCTCTCCATTGGAATATGACAGTCATACTTTTTACCAAAATCATAGTCGTCCATAATTTGAAAATCTATTGCCTTTTCTTTTAGGTCATTAGATCTTTTTAATTCTGCTAATAGTTCTTTTATTATTTTCATTATGCTTCTAACCCCCATAGTTGTTTAATTGTTTTACGTTGTTTGTCTGTTAAGTATTTATAATGGTAGTAATGATTAAGATCAGGTGGCTCTGAAATATCTGCTAACTTTTGCAGATCACCTTTACAATATATAATCATTTGTTCCCAGTTATAAATTCTTTTTACCATCATATTATATTGGTATTCTAAATGATCATCATACAAAGCTGCATGAGTGTCATCGTATATTAAATATTCTTTATCATTAACTAAAACTAAAAAAGGTTTCTTGCCTGTACACTTCCAATAGAAAGCTACTTGTTTCCAATAATCATCAAAGACACTATCATCACCAAGAGGTTCACTCTTTTTAAAATAATATTCATCTCTACCTTTTTTCTTTGCTATAGCTGGTGGTTTAGTTTTTAGTTCTATAAATAATTTGTTAGTCTCATAATCAATACGACCTATGATGTCGTGTAATAATTGTTTAGGTTTGTTCATCACATATCGTTCAGATGTAATCTTATTTTTGCCACAAAGTTTCTTGACCACCTTTCTTGTTTGCTCAATAGTCTTATGTGCATACTCCAACATATTTTCTCTTGCGTAAGCATCTTTATCATCGACAGGATCATACTTATTAATATCATCTAACTCCTTGCCAAACACTTCGTCATAGTTCCTGTTAGTTAATTTTATAGTTTTGTCTTTCCAATAAAGAGTTTCACATTCCATTCTTTGAGCTGTGTTATTGACCAGGTTTCCAAATCTAGGTTTATATTGCATAGGAAACATACTTCTTTCTACTCCATCGTGATGTCCGTAGTTCATATTAAATTTAGCTAGTGGCATACTAGAGCTAGAAGGCGACCAATGATCGAAACCTTTACCATTATTTAATGTATCAAAATATTTTTTATTACTCATTGTTTTTATGCTTTTATATACACCTTTTTCCACATTGTCTATACTTAATTAAAGGTTGATTTGTGGATAAATATACCTTATTGGTAATGTTGAAAGGACAACTATGAAATTAAAACAATGGATAAAAGAAGAAGGCTTGAGTTGTAGCGAAGCTGCGAGAAGATTTGGGATTATGAATATTAATCCTGCGACTAATGTTTGGAGGTACTGCAATGGTCAGAGAATACCTAGACCAAAAGAGATGATTAAAATTTATAAAGGCACTAATAAAAAGGTACAACCCAATGACTTCTACGATCTCAAAATTTAAGCAAGTCAAGATTACTTGGGTTGATCCCTGTCAATGTGATGAAGCGTGGACACCTGAAAGCGAAATACTTAATCATGATGTTGCAGAGTGCGAGGATGTGGGTTGGATATATAAAAAAACTAAATCAAAAGTATGGTTGTTCACTTCTTACTCTGAAGATGAGTATGGTTTCTCTGTTGGTGGTCTAACCTGCATACCCACAGGAGTTATAAAAAAAATAAAGGTAATCAGATGACTTATGTTGGTATCTTTGACGATATAGACTTACAAGATAAAATAAAAAAACTAAAAAAAGAATTAAGAAAAATTAAAGCAGATAAAACTAAAGGTCAAAACGATCTTGAAAAAATTATAGAACAACAAGATAAAGAGATTGATATTTTAAAAGGACAGATTGATCTTAAAGAATTTGAGATACAGTTTTTAAAAAAAAGAAATGAATTATAATCCACTACCTATTTTCTGCACAATCAAACCTAGTTTTATTAATGGTCTAGGTCTATTTGCTACTAGAGAGATAAGAAAAGATACCGAGCTAGGTATCTCACACATTGAAGTTGATGATACTTTATACAGAACTCCGTTAGGTGGTTTTATTAACCACGCTGAACAATCTAATTGTGTAAGAGTAAAGGTAAATAATAAATGGTACTTAAAAACAACAGAAGATATTATGCCTGAACAAGAACTCACACTAACTTATAGTTTATATAAACCTGAATGAAATTAAAATTATTAGATTTATTTAGTGGTATTGGTGGGTTTAGTTTAGGATTAGAAAGCACAGGATATTTTGAGACGATAGGATTTGTAGAGAAAGATGAGTTTTGTCAAAAAGTTTTAAAGAATAATTTTAATAACATACCAATAGAAAGCGAGGTAAGAAATGTCAAAGGAGACAGATACAAAGCAGACATCATCACAGGAGGATTTCCATGCCAACCCTTTAGTGTTGCAGGAAAGAGAAGAGGAACGGAAGATGACCGCTATCTCTGGGATGAAACTATTAGAGTCATCAGAGAATGTAAACCTCGATGGTTTATTGGGGAAAATGTTGAAGGCATTATTAACATCTCCGAAGGTAAAGTCTTGCAACAGATACAAAAAGATTTGGAAGCAGAGGGTTTCGAAGTCCAATGTCTTGTTATTCCAGCTTCAGGTCTCGGTGCGTGGCATCAAAGAAAAAGAGTTTGGATTATTGCACACTCCAACAGCAACAGAGATAGGAATAAGATCACCGGCAGCAATGGAGAAGAGAAAGAAATACAGAGAGAGCATAGGAAGAAAGACAGTACCTCCTGGA